GAGCATGTGCTAAAACTGTTTGCCCAGGAGTATAACACATGAAACTGCGTTCAGCCATGGCTGTAGCTCCGGCATAGTCACAGTCGTTGAATGTAAATGCTAGAACACCGCCGGGTTTAAGTTTGCTGTAAATTTCAGTCAAATATTGATTGATAATTTCCTGCGGTTTATAGTCGAAAAAGTTATAAACCAAACAGAACCCAAATTGACTGTCGGGTAGATGTTCCAGTATAGCACCGTCCACACTTTCTGCAACGGTATAGGTACGCAATCGACGTTGATACTGATCGTTGAATCTCAACACAGCAGGCTCCAATAACTCTGGTATAGGTGCCACTAGATATAAAGGATCATGTCCCACAAGGTAAGTGATCCATTCTTCATGACCTGGATGTATAATCATACCAGCATGATGCCAATCGCCATGTGCTTGAATACGAGCAGTGATATAACTAGCCACTTCGGGTGTTATTTCAATACGACGATTCAATATGTATTCAGCTGTGTCATGAATCATTTCTTGGCTGTACAGTCTATAACTTTCAGCGAAGTATGCTGGTTCCATTTGCTGTATCAAGTAAGAAATTTCTTCTTTGATATCTTCTACTGTGCGTTCAAAATGATCAATACTGCCCAGGACATTCTTGTAGTCTTGGCTCAATCGATCTACCAGGTGAGTAAATTCTACATCACTTGATTTGACTGTGTGCAACAACGGTGCCAGACGATCGTGAGCTATCAACACACCATTCAAGGGGGTAGCTTCATCTAATCGATTACGATAAGCAATTATATCACTTAGTTTCATTTAGAACTCAAACAAACTTTCAAACGTATTGCTAGTATTGGTTGCTGACGCTAGATCCCAATCCAGAACACCTAGTAAGTTATCAACTTTACCGTCAATAACTGTGGCTTCCATTTCAGAATCATTGAACGGCAGTTCTGTAAACCACTTGGGCAGATGCTTTTCGTCTGTGGGATATCCAATACTGGTCCATCCCAGAGGATTCTGACGCAGTTTACATACAATAGTTTTCATACCATCTGTAATGGCCAGACTGTAGTTATCCCCGTTCATGCGACGCATGTTGTTCCAGTTGATGGCTGCACGGACATGTCCTGGCATATTGGCTCGACCTTCTTTGTCTTCTTTCTTGCCGTACATGGTCAAGTTGTTGACACGCTTGGGCGAACCTTTTTCCCAACCTGGTCGGTCTTTAAACAGGTACTTAAACTCACGGATCTTCTCTACAATAGGATCCTTGCTGGCACCGTTAAGAACATCATTGAGAATATCGCTAAGAAACTCTTGGATGACCTTAGGCGTATCAGTACGCTTGAGATCCAAGCCCATTACCTTAACTTTGCCAGGCTTGCCTGCTACATCATATCGTTTGCCATCCTTGTCGTAGAACAACACAGCATAACGTTTCTTAGTAATAAACAGGCCCTTACTGGCAACAATCTCACGACTACCTTGGATGATTGCACCCATCTCGCGTGGACAATGAAATGAACGTTCCATAAAACCAGGAAAGCTAAGGTTGACTTGTTCGGCAATACTGTTGTACAAGGCAATAACAGTATCCTTATCCCAGGTCATATGTCCCGCATCAATCTCTTTCTTCAACAGAGGATACGCTGAAAAATAACAACTGTCAGTATCGCCGTATATAATTGCAGCGCCTACATGGTCGTATTTCCCAGTAATGCATTCGTTAACATACGCATCCATGTGCCGAGCAATGGTCCGCCCGGTAAGGGTAGTAGATTGTCCAATGCGCTTATCAAAGAAACGACACCCAGGGTTAAGAATAGCACCATACAAACTGTTGAGGTTAATTTTCTTAACCAATTGCCGCTTGTCCCAGTATTCTTCTTGCTCATGATCGCCTGCTTCCTTTGCTGTGACTAAAGTGGCCTGCATCTCTTGTCGTTCTTTGTACCAACGTGCAAGTAATCCAGGAATGATGCCTTGTTTCTCGTATGTGAAGATAGTGCCATTGGCACTCATGATCCAAGGTTTGTTACTGTTGAATATGATAGGCCAAATCTCTGCTGCCGACATTACGGACGTCTCTCCGTTTTGCCAATCAATAGTGATTTCAAAGCCTTTATTTTGTTCCATGACTGCTGTGTACTCAAGTGTGGCAAACAGGCCTTCCCAAGCCAATGCAAAGCTCATGCCACTGGCCATACGTTCTACAATATAAGCATCGGTTGCAGTGGATCGCAGTTGACCAACAATGGTCTCCGGTCCCATGTTCAAGGCACGAATAGCTGACGGATACAAACTTTTAATATCAATTGATCCAATGTCTTGATGCAGTCCTTTCTTGGGATACGCAACATACGCACCGGCTGCTTGTGTGTTTTCTTTGTCGCCAAATGCTCGACGGTTCGGAACAACCATGCCACGAGAGTGTGCTTCGTTGATAATGGCCTGTTCAGTTACAGCAACCGCACCCATAACTGTTGGCAGCAATACTGTGTTTTCATGTGCAATTGTGTTGGCCAGATCTAAAAACTTTAGTTTCTTATCAATCTTGTTTAACAAGACGACGTCTTGTCTGTTATACTCAATAAAAGTTTTGAAGTTTTGATTATACAGTTGATCCAAGGTGCCTTCGTATGCTGTCTTGCTGCCCAATTCTTCGTACTCACCGATTGCATCCAAGCTGTAGCTATGACGTTCTTCGTATGTGTACTTGCGATACAGTTGCATATAGTCCAGATGCACACGACCTGATATGTCGTATGTCAGACTTTCTTTTCCGTAGCGTTCAAATGTACGTGGCTTAGGCAGCTGACCCCAAAGACAAAAGCGTCGAGTATCATCCTTGCTCAGTATGCGTGTGACACGGTTGACAGTATAAGGTATATCATAACCTTCGCTATTCCACCCCGACAGCACATCTGCATCGTCAATTAAGTTTAAGAAGGTATCAAGGAGATCTGCTTCCCGGTCAAACATAAACGTGTTGTCAAACTCAGCTGCAATTTCGTTGGCAGTTTCCATGCTCATACTGTTAGGCGGGATGGCCAAGGTAATCAATTGGTCCAACCAGTCTAAGTAAATGGTAATTGCTGTAATGGGATTGAACGCTTCTTCTGTACTGGAGAAACCACGAACTTTATCAAAGTCAGTTTCAATGTCAAAGAACGCTGTGTGTAGTTTAGGTCCTTCTGCACCTAAAAAGTTTTCTGCCAAGCAACGGAACACAGGATTGATATCAGCTTCAAATGTAGTCTTGCCCGAATACATACGCAATTCTTTGCGGAACTCCTTGTTGTTGCGGCAGCTGAAACGACCTACTGGGTCGTCAAATATACTACGGAATTTACCTTTGGGATCTTCATAATAGAAGATATAATTTGCTGGATACTCTTGATATTTACGAACGCCATTGATGCGTTCTACTACGTGGATTCGATCCTTATCGCGATCGAACAATGCGTCTACATAACTCAAATTGCTTCTCCTGTGTGGCTTATGGCCCACTTGCCGTGTACTTGCCCGTAGAGTGGGCGATTCTCGTTACTATGTATTAATTATCATTCGCGCCAGGCCAATGCAATCAATTACAATCAAACACATATAATTGGCCAACAGTCCAAAACTACCTCTTGTCCAACAAGTCCAAGCAGCAGCACAACAGCCACTGATGAATATTGTATACAAGGGAATAACAGGAATGTTAGGTACTGTGGCAGCAAAAATAATAGCACTAACAAGGCTGCAGGCCCAGGAAAATACTTCTGCATAAAATCTCAGAGGCCATTCAGCGTGGTCCTTTTTAATGTATTCCCAAGAACCTGCAAGTACTTTGATCACAGCGTTTTGCCAACCGTAGTTAGAATGGTTTCTAACAGTTCGTGATCACTTTGCTCTCGACCAAATTCAGCCTTGTGTGCAAGACGAATTGCTTTCTTTAAAATGCCGGGTTTGATTTCCATTTCTTCAGCAATGGCTTTGATAGTGTCACTGAGTCCAGCATTGAGAGTTTCAACTTCGTGCATGACCTGCATGCCTTCATTGATGATTTGGGTAAGTTTGGCTTTTTGTTCAGTTGAAAATACTCGATCTGACATTGTACGACTCCTAGTATAAAACATTATTATACACGAGTATTTTGTTA